TCTATCTTTTACATTGTCTTTTGTTGTTATACCAACTTTGTAAAAGTCTTCGTCTTTGTTATACAACAAGTACAATGTTGCAGGTAAGTCCTTCTTTTCGGGAAATCGGTCAAAGTAAGTTTTTACAAACCACGGTCTATAGTCTCCGTGTTTTAAATCTCCACACTTTCGACATCCGTACCCTTCTAAGTGTCCGCCTGCACACTGTTCAAAATTGCCGTGTATTGGACACGTTATTATTACATTAGTCCTACTATTAAAATAGTCTGTATTTTCATAACTATAATAATTATCGTGTAAATCTATTGCTTTAGTAACAAACTGCTCTGTAGTCATTCTCTGGCGTTGTATGTAATTATTCCATTTTGTATTACATTGCTTACATCCGTTGCCTTGTATAAGTGCTCTTGCATTTTTTTCAAATGTTCCATGATCTTTACATTCTACAGATACATTAGATCTAGTATTAATATAAATTGTTTTATCATATAAGTATTGATCGATGTATATTTCTTTACATCGATCAATAAATTGTGCTTGCGTTAATTTTTTATTAGTCATACATATATTTATGCCGGACAAACAAAAACGCAGTTTTTACACTGGACATACACTTACACAATCCATGTGTTTACATTTAATACAATTGTCAGTAACTAAATATGTCATTATAGTCGTCCTAACCTTATGAGCGTGGCTGCAAGATTTATCTCTGCATCAGCAACCAATGCATGATCTACAAGACCTTGCTTAATAGTTAGCACGGCATTATCTTGTTGTTCATCGTTTCCGAACAGTTCAACATTGTCATACAGCCAACGATAAATCTCTTCCATTTCTTCTGGTCGAACTGCACCACAAAGTAATTTACGTGCATCATTAATCTTACCTTGTTTAAATAACTCAACCATATCTAGTTTCCAGTCACTATTTCCAGTATCACCTTCATTAGGACGAAGTAAACTACCTTCTTGTACATTCATCTGTACCATATTGATACATTTGCGCAAGTCTGGATATGTTGCCTTTACATAAGTGTCTAAGATATCCAAATCTGGAATAACACCTTCTGTAATAAGAATCTCTGCTACGCGAGCAGTAAACTCAGTCTGGTCAATTTTAGCAATATGAAAGCCCTGGCAACGACTATGGATAGCTGGAATAATTCTGTTAGGATAGTTACAAGTTAAAATAAACCTTGCTGTGCTGTGATATTCTTCCATAACACCACGCAATGCTGCTTGTGCGCCAGGACTCAAATAATCAGCCTCGTCAAGTAGCACAACTTTAAAGTCACCAAACGGAATCATTTGTACAAAGTTGACAATCTTATTACGAACATCATCTACTGAGTTAGTACGCGATGCGTTAATTTCTAATACGTCTAAGTCATTCAGATCAAGTTCGTTAAACAGCAGTTTGGCAAGTGTAGTTTTACCAATACCTGCGTTACCGCTGAATAGCAAATGCGGAATAGTTTTATCTTTAATCCAAGTGTTTACTTGCTTACGTTGTGCCTCATCTCGAAACACATAACCGTCAACTGTTTTAGGTCTCCACTTTTCTACCCATAGTTCTTTCATATTTTTATCCTTTTGCCTTCTAACACTAATATAACATTATAACTTGATTCTTTAACTTTGTCAAGTTTTGCTTTGTTTGTTTCTTCCAACCCGTTATCTTTGCCGTGCCTGTTCCAAGTATAGTTACCTTTAACTTCAAATACTGTGTTTTCTATTTGAAAATCACTTATGTACAATCTTTCTTTCCCGCTTGTAGGGTCATTGTAATAGAAACAAGGACCTCTTTTAACATTATCTCGAACCCAATCTAATCCGTGTTCATCTTCAAGTTCTTCAAGAAAGTTATATTCTGGTCGGCTTTGGTACTTAATATCAGTATCTTTGTAAATACCCCACTTTGGCAAATTATTCCAAGGTCGCTCTTCCCAGTGCTTTTGCATAGTTTTAGCAAGTTTTTCGTAATGGCCATTTTCCTTTCTTGTTTTCGCACCTTTTATCTGCGAACTTTTAGTAATACCTAACTCTGTTCTTGTTTCTAAACTTTTGGCAGCATTTGCTTTATGATCTTGCGACTCACTAAATGCCTTCTTCTTGCCATAGCAACTATTAAAGTGTTTAGAGCAACATACCTTTCCTTTTCTAAAACGATATTTTGCAGGTTGACCGCATCCGTATTCACAAAGTTCAGTTGTTTGTATTTCTTCAGCAAATGGTTTATTAAAGTTCATAGTTGAAATCTCCTTACAACTATTTATCAATTATGGGTAGAAATATTCTCTACCCATAGTTCTTTCATTTGATTAACTCACTCCATATCTTTAATTTGTTACGCTTAGTATCTATTCTAGCATCAATCTCGGCTTTTGTCAAGAGTCCACTTTCAATCATTAGATTTATCATACACTGAACATCGCCAACTTCTTCAAGTAGTAGCACACGCTGTTCTTCTGTAACTTCTTCGAGTGTTTCGAACTTACGAATAATCTTGCTACAGCGTTGTGCGAGTTCACCACATTCTTCCATAGTAAGAACCATAAGCTCTTGTAGTTTGTTTAGTGTACCTGGCATTAGCGTTTCAGTCCTAATTCTTTGTAAGCAATTTGAATTGCTTTAGATTGAAAGTATGCATCTGCTAATGCATTATGCAGATCAGTCTGCATGCTTTTACGTGGATCCTGTTGGCAACAGCCAAAAAGCGTTCTAGAATCCCGTATAATCCAGAAGTTCCACGGAATCGGCTTTGCAGCGCGGCGGAACATGTCTTCCAGTATGGTATAGTCAAAACCGTAACCTTGTCCCCATAATGTATCAACACCAACGACCCACTTGTTAACTTGACGTAAAGCCTCATCTACGCTAACTGCACCAGTCTGATCAAATGCTTCTTCCATAATCTTAGGATCTTGTTTGCCCCACCACTCAATAGTGCTGTCACTAGCAGTACGCCCAAGAGTATCTTGCTCGTCAATGCTAATTTTTAGGTAAAGTTCTGAGTGAGGTTCGCTGTCATCTAGCGGATTAAACTTAACTGCACCTAGCGACAGGACAGTTGCAGTTGGACTAGTATCAATAGTCTCTAGGTCGATAGTGCCGTGTGTAGCCAAAAGAAAACTCCTTAATTATTATATACATTATAGCATATAGCAACTAAGGAGTCAAGTATTATTTTACAAATTGTGCAAGGTTTGGCGGCACCCAATCCGGGCCTTTTAATACTTTCCCGTCTGCACGTTTGATTACTTTGCCTGTTGTAGGGTCTACTTTAGCAAAGTTAGTACGCATTACTTCGTTCCAAGCTGCTTCGCCATCCCACCCTGCTGCTCTAATAGCACCAATAGTAACAACTAGTATATCTACAAGTGCATCAAGTTGTTCTACGCTATCACCTGCAATAATGGCATCTTTTAGTTCGCCTGTTTCTTCTGAAATCAAATCAAGATACATGACATAGTTGTCAATGCTAGGTGTTTGATCACATGCGGTTTGAAATAAGTCAACGTCTTTAAATGGATTTGTCAATTTTAACTCTTAATATTGTGGATTTATAAATGAACCGGGGTCCACAGTAGCATGGGCGCCGTCTGTATATTCTGCTCCAATATAGATGTCGTTTGGTTTCTCTTCAGAATACCCAATAACACTTTCGGTTTCTACCATACGTAATTCTACTTCGCCGTCTGGGGTTTCTACTGTAAAGGCTCTAGTCCAACGACCGTGTTCGATTAGAATCCAATGACCGATATTATAATCATCTTTATTACGTGGTCCCTTTGAATAAACTTTAGCCCAACGTGGATAAATTCCACGTGTAGTGCCGTCGTCGTCTTTAATGATTAGTCCACCTGTAGTCTTTTGTTCACCAAAATACATATCTGATACAATTACACGATTGCCCACTGCAAGCGGCGTGCCTTTAATTTTGCTTAATTGAATAGCCATTATTTACCTTTTTGTACAAAGTTGCCTGCGCTATCTTCTTCCCAATCGGCCGCTTCTGCTGCCGTGGGTTGATTTTTTGCTACAGATTGTTCTTCTCTTACACCTGGATTAGATTGGTAGTAGTCTTTGAGAAGTTCTTCTTTCTTGCGAACGATTTTACCACCTGTACCAAGCTGATCGCCGCGTGCATTTACACGAGCATTACCTACTGCTGGTATTAGTTCATTGCGTTGACGTAGCATATCCATGTCAACAATTTTGCCGTTAGCGCTTCTGTGGACTTTACGTCCTGGTTGTTTCATTGCCATTTTAATAGCCTCCTAGTTATATACTTACTTATCTCAGGAACTCTCTCCAATCCAGGTCATATTGGATTGAATCTATTTTATGAACCCCAATAAGAAATAAAACGTAGGAACTGACGCTGCTGCCGCGGCCTACACCCCAAACGATATTATTCTCACGCATAAAGTCCACAAGATACTTCATGTAGCATAACAGTGGCAACATTCCACGTTCGTCAAATGCATCAAACTCTTGTGTCAAACGTTTCTTTTTTTCTATAGTATCGCATTGCGCTAAACAAAAGTCATAGATAGGATATGTTTTATATTCATCAGGCATGAACCATTCCGACTGTAACGCACCGTCAAAAGTCTTTTGGTCTACATCTAGAGGAATATATTTTGTAAGTTCAGGGAGATATTGTTCACGCATTGCTGCGTTAAACTTTTCTATATCATCTGAAGGATCACATAGTACTACATGACACTTGTCAACATGACCACTATAGATCATATCAACGAGGTCGCAATTAGTAAAGCGTGGAATACCTAGTTCATCTGTTTTCATAAGCATGTTAACAGTTTAACTGATATTGATTAAACTGTCAAGTCCTGATTTGCCGTTTTGTTGTGTTTGTTGGAGATATTGTTTTGCACGTCTTGCTCGTGACTCTTCTCGATACATGTCTAGTATCGCAGAAATTTGCTCCTGTACCTGAGGATTCTGAGTCATAAAATATTTACGCTGGAGGTCGAGCACTTTATTCTCAACCTCAGTGTCACTAAGTTGTTCAAAACTATCAACTAGTGGGTTAAACATTAATCAAATGTTCCGTGGTCTTGTGCAAACACACTAACGCCACCGTTAATAGACCAAAAATCAATTATAGTTGGATTAGTCTGTGAAGCCAACACAGTTGTTCCGCTAAATGCTCCTGCACCTTTAAAGCTACCACCGCCCGAACTTGCCCAAGTAATTGTTCTTGAAGTTCCGTCGCTTGTAAGTTGTAGGCGCATTCTGCCCATTACACCACTATCTGGCCAATCAGAAAGAGTAAGTGTAATATCTGAACCAGCTTGTAGTGTTTGATAGTGACCGTTGGCCCAGCTAACGTTTTGACTTGCACCAACATTACCAGCAGGATATACTGTTTCAGTATTTGCCTTAAGTTTAGCATCGCTAATTACGCTACCGTTAAAGTCGTTATCTGCATCTAATTTTGCAGTGCTACTTTGTAGTGTTGTAATTTCACTTTCTGCTGCTTCTAGTGCAACCTTAGTCACATTGAAGTTTGTACGAAAGCCTTGACTGTCGTTATCTTGACCGGCCACTGGGAAAGCAGCGTTGAATCCTATTGTACTAATTGTACTTGCCATATTTTATATCTCCTACAATATATTTATCGTTGTTAAGTGTTAAATTCGTAATTTGCGAACAATATATACTGTTCTTGTGAATTACCTTCAGCGTTGTCTATTACATATCTATCAATATCTAACTCGTATTGTTTAAAATCAATTTCATAAAAATCAATGGTATTAGCAATTATGTTTGCAGTACCTGGCTTACAATAGCATAACGGTATAGCATTAACAAATCCTAACTCCGTTATTGTGTCTACTTGTGATGATCTCATCCAAAGAGGTAGAAAGTTCTTTTCTGTTTCACCTATATTCTTAATAGCTGCTCGCATATGTGTCATATTGGATATATAACGTGTTGTACTATTTGCACCGTCTGCAAGTATAGCATTACTATCAGTGGTGATTACATTAGTAGGCCACGGTCTATATTTGTTACTTTCTATCACGCCAGGTGTAAATGGCACGCTTACAGAATAACCTGCTTGATTTATAATCTCTAACAAACTTGTTACGGGTATATTATAGATTTCATCACGCCCGTTAATATTTAATAAATCAATCCAGCTTACTGCAACTTCGCCTTCTTCTCTAGTAGTAATAGTAACCTCAGAAAATTCACTTGCATATGTGTCATTAATATCGGTATATTTTGCGCTGTTAACTAAAACTTTGTCATTATTTTTAATCTTAATTTGATTAGCTGTCTTATGATTTCTCTTAGTAGACTGTTGTGGGTCGATAACTTCTAAATATACTACTTCGTAAACTACATCTTGAGTCCCTGGTGTTTTAGCAATCGCTGTTTTTACGCTACCAATTTTAAGATTGCGTCTTTTATGATTTTTTGCAGCCGCAGCTACAAAACTTTCAATAGCCTTTGCTTCTATTCCCGAATAAGCAAGTATTTTAATTTTAGTTTGTATACCAAAATTAGTATCGTTTGGTCTGTAAAGATATTCTGGAAGGAATATCTCTGCATTGTTTACAAAATTAACGAAAGCTAATCGTTGCACTTGCGGTAATAGTGGTTGTAAAAAAACATTACTATATTGTTTATTGTCTGGGTCAGATAATTTAACACTAAATGTTCGCTCAATAGCACTAAATCCAAATTGATCCTGTGCTTTAATTGTAAAATCATATGTACGATCGAGTGTAGTAGTATTTCCGTCCAGCTGCAACTGTTGACTATCAAATACAGTTAATCCAGGTTGTGACTCTGTACCAAAACTATTTACTTTACCAATTAATTCGCCGCTTAATGATAACGTTAACCCTGGAGGAAGTGTACCTAATGTTACAGTATATAATAAATTAGCATTTGGTACAGTAGTAGTTGCTCTAACATTAAGTGTACTGATATAGTTGGCACTAAACGATCCTAAATTTCTTGGAGTAATCCATGCAATAGTTGAATCAACTTCGCCTAATAGCTTTACAACAAATGTTTTTTCACTAACTGTATTTTCTGTTTCAACAATAGCAATTGTGCCAAAATTAATGCTAGTACCACTATTAAATGCAGTAAGTAAAGCTCTGTTTAGTGTTAACACATCAAATGCGGCATTACCAGTATTAATGCTTATAACAATATAAGTATTCCCTTCTACGGTGAATTCTTTATCAATAGCATACTCTGAATATGCATCAAATTTACTAACTTTAATTTGTGCTGTTCCAATATTAGCGGCTTCATACATATATTCAATTAGCTGAACACTATCAACATCGTATCCTATACGCTGCGCCGCAATGGTAAATTTATATTCTTGTGTTACAGCAGGCTGATAAGGTACTCTACCAGCAATTTCGCCTGTAACAGTATCAAGTGTTAGGCCTGGAGGAAGTATACTAGGAGTGCTATCATCATTGAGAGAAGTTTGATAGTAACTAACAACACCTGATAGCGTATTAGGATCAATCACATCTAGTATTAGTGTAACATAATTATTAGCTCTTCTATACCCAAAGTCTCTTGGTGTTAACCAAATTGGCACACGAATATGAGTATTGTCGGCACTAAATACTCCGGTACCTACATTCATAACAGTAGTGTCCGATCTAAAGAAATCGTCGCCTACTACATACAATTTAAATGTACGACTTGCAACGGTATCTCCGTCACTTACACTAACTGTAAATTCGTAATAGCGATTAAGTTTCTTAGGAGACTGTGTAGGAGTACTTAGATCGTAAATTGTAGTGTCATAATAAAAACTGTCAAAGCCGTTAGAACTAGGAACACTCCAGTCGTATGCACTGGTACTTCCTGCATCATATCCTGCATCATCATAATAACCAGCTGCTGATGATTTTTCTATCGCAAGGATAGGATCAACAACGCCGACTAATCTACCATCGCGTGTTAGTTGTATGCCCGGAGGTAGAGTGCCACCTTTAGCTGGAACAAAATATTCAAGAACTTGTCCAGCAGCAGTATCAGTATCTATCACTTCTAATTGAAAGTCAACTGGTGCGCTGTCTAAGATATAGTAAACACCGTTATTACCTGCTGCTAATAAGTCTGCAGGAGTTTGCCAAACTGGTATATCGGCACCTTGTACTGTTATTTTAAATGTTCTGTCACTTATTTGTGAATTATATGTTGCTCTAAGTACAAATGTACTAACAGTTTCTCTTGCAACCTCTATTGGAGTTCCTGCTATTGTATTATTAGTTAATCTTAATCCTGCCGGCAAACTTCCACTTATTAGTTTAACAGTTGCACTCGGTTGTGAAAGTAGTAGTGATAACGGAGCAATCGTCACCTGCTCTTCGAGAGTGCCAAGACTATCACCGTTATTGCTTGTCCAAAAGTTTGCCATATATACTATTCCCTATATAGCATATTTATCTAAATTTTAGATACTACTGTAATCTGATACTAATGAGCTCGGAGCTGTAATTGAACCGTAGTCGATTGTAGTAGCTCTAAACAATAATTCTATACTTGTTGTTATATTATCAGATATTAATCCGTAGTCTGCACCTGTAACAATTCTATCTAATTCTTCTACATCAATACCGTTAACTGTACCAGTTAATGCTCCAACAACTGAAGTTGCATTAACAGTTGTTGCAGTTAGTGTACCTACATTATTAATATTAAATGCGTTAGCATCAAGAGCAGCTCCTAATGCTGGATTTTTATCTTGGAATATCAAATCTGTAGCATTAATTGCAACAGTGATATTACTTCCGGTTAACGAAGTGTCAATGTTCTGTCCGCCGTTAATGCCAAATGCTCTACCTACACCTGAAAGACTTAGTGTACTTCCATCAGTTCTAACAGTAATATTACCATTGTTGGTAATTGTAATACTTGTACCGTCGGAGCTAAGTGACATATTATCACCTGCAATTAGACTTCTAAAGTTTAGTATACTATTTTCTTTAGTATAAAATACTCCAGTACCTGTACCTAAGTTTGCTGCATTATTTTGCGGCACAACTCTTGCATCAAGTTCGTCAAAGTTGTTGTTAACCTTAACAAATGCCTGGCGGAGATCATCGCCTGTACCGTCGTTTGCTATATTACCTACATTAATTCTGCTGATTGTCATTTGTTATTCTCCGTTTATAGTGCTGCTATTCTTGATTGGAAATCTGTAAAGTTTGTACTTGCTGCAACTTCAGTTTTTAATGTTGCTAGTGTAATTGTTTCACTTATTAATGCGGCCGTAGTTTGAACAGAAGCATCTGGGAATGTTATTGTACCGTTTAAATACAAATCTTTAAATTTATGAGTAGGAGCACCTAAATCGTAAACGCCGTTTGCTGCCGGAACTACATTAGTTCTAATAGTTTGATCTAAGTTAAATGCAGCAAGTACACTATCAATCATCAGTGTCGAATCGTCAGCAAATACACTACCAACTAAATCTCCCGTGTTGTTAACATCAACTGTGATTAATCCATTTGATAAATCTGCTGCTGTTAAGTACCCTGAATTATTAAACAGTGTACTAATATTAGCACCTGGTTGTACAGCAGTCGCTGCCAATCCTCCTTGCACACTTGTAGCAGCATCAGTAATGCCGTATCCTCCAAGTGTAGTTGGAGTAACAGTTAAATTACCAAACGCAACAGTGGTTAAATAACCAACATTGTTAGTAAGTTGACCAATATTGTCGCCAGGCACTAGTACATTCATGTCATCTATTAAATCACTAAGTTGCGTAGGACGATTACTTAAATCATTGTAACTGCCTGTTACTGCAACAGTTGCAATTTCAGTGCCACCTTTTTTAATACTTGCAGCACTTAGTACACCTGCTGCAACAGTGCCACTAGCAGTAACATCAGTTACGCCAATAATACCGTTGCTTGTAAGTTGTAGATTATCTCCACTGGGTATTTCTTTTAATTTGTTACCATCAGTTGTGTCAACTATTAGTGGGTATCTATTCGCCATGTGTATTTTCCTCGCTTAGTGTATTTATTTGCTTTGCCATTATACTCTACCCACAACTGCTTCAACTGTTCCGCGATCGCTATCAGTCTTAACTCCAACTGCTTTACCAATAACTGTTCCTACTTTTGGATCATTATCAACAACTGCATAACCTGGTATTGAACTTGCAACTAACATATCACCTTTGGCAACTGTACCAATTACATTAACCGGAACACGACCTTGCAATGCTACACAAGTTTTAATACCTGGGCAACCTGCGTTCATGATATAAGCACTTTGATCACTTACTACGCCTGCAACTCTTGTTGTACGGTGTGTAGTGCTTTCGGTAACTTCTTTATCACCGCCAAATACCAGTACAGTACCTACAGCATATTCACGATCGCCTTCATAGTACTCTGCTAAGTCAGCGTATGTTGCTTGCATGCGTGATCCAGCAGTTAAACTCCAGTTACCTGTAATAGTACCTGCTGTTGCTGCTGCACCAGTTGTAAGAGTTGTAGTAGTTACACTGCCGCCTGTTGTAACAGTTGTAGTTGAACTTGCAGTAGTTGCATTACCGCTCAGTGCCGCTGTAATTGTACCAGCACCAAAGTTACCACTTGCATCTCGCAATACAATTGTGCTACCAACGTTTGTTGATGCTGCTGTAATTGTAGCTGAGTTTGCTTGGCTTGTAATTGTACCAGCATTACCAGTTACGTTACCGGTTACATTACCTACAACTGCTCCTGTAAATCCTACTGAACTTATTTTTCCGTAAACAGTACCGCCAGTAACAAATGTAATAACGTCTGCACCACCACCAGCAAATCCAGTACCAGCACCTAGTCCAATACCTGTACCTGCTGCATCTTTCTCACCTGGCGCCTCAATAAAGCTACTGTAAATCCAGCGTGATGATATTGCACTAGTTTCAGCACCTGCACCACCACCTATGCTACCATACGCACTGTTTGCCTGGAAAGTACTCTCAGTAGGAGCAACTGCCATATCGCCAACTTTAATATTACCGCCAGTGTTTATTTGTGGTTTACTTGCTCCACTTGCTGTTAAAATAACTCCTTGTGCAGGAGTTTTAAACGACAGTGTACCCGAGCTTTCTGCTAGTATTTCGTATGTACTTGTACCACCAATAACATATGCAGTAGCTTGTAGTCTACCCGTATTATCACGTTTTGCAATACTGGTGTTTTCGTTGTCGTATGATATTTCACTAGTAGTATATGCTCCGGTTGCAGTTTTTACAAGTACTTGACCCGGATCATTTCTTGGTGAACCATAAGCAATAACTGATGCAAAGTCGCCATCTGCTAAGCCGCCGCCTTCGTCGATTACTGTACTAAATGCAACTGCACTCGGATCACCTGTTCCAGCAGCACTGCGACCAATAACAGTGTCAGTAGCAATTTCCGGTAACTCGGCAAATCCAACACCTTGGTCTTTAATACCAACCCAGCCGCTAGTAATTTCAAAGTTTGCACTATCAAAACTTGCAAGTCCTAAATCAACTTGTGCAATACCAGTAGCATTAGCTCTAGTAGTAGCAGCACTCATTGCTAGTTTGCTTTGAGCAATTGCCGCTGTATCATTAACATCGCTGTTGATAATTGCTTGCGGCTCAATTTGTAAATTAACTTCAGTATTTGTACTACTACGAGTTACAGTAATATTAATATCACTAGTAGTTGATTCTACTGCGTTAGTAAATTCATCTACAGGATTTTCTAATACAACTGCTGTTGTTGCACCTGACGAGCCAACAACTCCGTTATTAATTGGACTTGCTGTGGTATTAAACTCGCTTGCAGTAGTTAATGTATATGTAATAACTCTTACATTTTTGTTTAACACTTTATCAAATCTAGACTCAAGTGCTACTACTGTACCTTGTGCAGTACCGTTGGTAATAGTTCCTCCAACGGTAAACAATCCTGGAGTTTCTGGATCTGTTAGCAATCTACGCTTGCCTGTTGGAACAAATAGTTGTTTAGCAACATTACCGGCTGCAACTGCATGTATTGTAACGTTTCTTAAATCGTCTAATTCGTCGTAGCTACTAACCGCTTGAACAACGTAGTCTTTAGTAGTTGCATCATTATCATCTGTAGGATCTAGCAAGTTTTTAATTTGCTTGCTGTTAGCATTTAAGTTAGCTTCTAAAGGTGTTGATCCGTCTAGTGCTAAGAAGCCTGGAGCAAATCTACTTGTACCAGTTAGTTGCGCACTGCCATTATGACCCAGTCTACGACTTACATAGTTAGCAACGGCTTTTTCTGTAGGAACAGCAGTGTCAGATAAGTCAATAAACAATTCGTCATTGGAGAACTCGCTAATTGTAACACCTTCCTTAAAGCCCAATGATGCTGCTCTTGAAATACCAACATCTCCAGCAAATGTAACACTACCAGTTGATTGGTCAACGACAAAGTACTTACCTACACGGAAGAATCCGTCGTTATCACTACTGATAAAGAATACTCTACCTTTACGTCTTTCCCATACTTGCGCAGATGTTGCGTTATCTTCGTTAGTATATGCTCCTGCTTTTGCCGCTGCGCCACCAACTGGTGCACCTAACAGTACGTTAGGATAGTTACTAGTGTTAAATCCGCCAGTACCAATTTCAGTAAAATCATGTCCTGTTGCACGGAGTAACGATATAGCAACTGTAATCTCAGCAGTTGATCCTGCTACTAGACCACAGTAAATATTTCTTTCAGCAACTGGAACTAGTCTAATACCAGCAGCTCCTGAACCATTAACATCTGTACTTGAAACTAATTGTGTATTAATATACCATACACTGTCAGTAGGAATCCAACGTCCACCAGTGGTATATGCTGTAAATTGTGTACCATCTAGAGGATTTGATAATACATCATCAGTAAACAATGCAAATGTATTTGTAGTTACATTACCTACATAATAACTATTGCCGTTTAATTCAGTTGTGCCACCAATTGATTCAAATTCTATTCTGTCACTGTTACTTAACCCGTGACTTGCACTTGTAACTACCACTGGAGTTGCACTGGTTATACCAGTAATATCACCGGTAGTAATTGGATTATACTCAATTACTTGTAATGTTCTACCGCCATATGCAAAAACCATACCACCATTATATCCAGGGTCTCCTGGATTTAATATTGTTTGATTTGATGCATCTGTCGCATCTTGAACAATTCGTGTAGCATTTATTGAAGTTAACTTCTCAACTGCAAGATACGTATCAGATACTGCGTTACCAAGTGTGCCACCGCCGGCTGGAGCAGCAGTACCAATGTTTATATAATTGATAGTAGCAACAACATAACTATAATCAATGTCAAATGTAGCTTTAATTTGATTAGCATCTAAGTCTTGATTTTGATCATCTTTTGTAGTAAAACCTGTACTTCTATAGGTAACAGTATCGCTTTCATCAAAGTTAATAGCAGTACTTGGACGTGAAGTAATGTCACTAGTATCTACATTACCAAGTATAACATTTTCTCCGTGTCTATATTCAAATATAGAACTGTGACTTAGTCCGTCTTGCAAGTCTGGATAGAAATCTGTATTTGATCCTGCTTCTTGAACAGTGAGTCTATAAACTTCATTACTAAATTGTCCTGGCGTAGCAGTGTATACTAACAGTACTGGAATAGTTAAGTCGTTAGTTACATCTACTCCGCCGATATTAGCACCTGATATTGTTATTGTGTCTCCAATATTATATCCTTCACCTACATTAGTTACAGTAAATACTGGAGTTCCTGATGTTACTGTAATAGCAAACACTGCACCTGCACCACTACCACTTGTTGACTTTTGTGCAACAACAGTATACACACCGTTGGGCCCAGGAGTACCAGTAATACTTGAATTATCAACAGATTCAATACCAGTAACTACAACTGCTCCGCCTACTCCAGTAGTACCGCTGTTAGTAGGGTCTGATAAGTTTTGTATATTAGTAATTCTATAGTTTAATGCACCTACAATTCCGCCATGATTGATGTATACAAACGCATTTTTCATTGGTGCTTCTTTAAAGTCATAGACAGTAATTGCAGTATCTTCTGATGCGTTAGTATATCCGCCATATGTAAATGCTTTAACAGGTTGCACCATATTTCTTGCAATAGTAACCTGATCTGGAATTTCGTTTGGATCAGCACCCTCTGCAACTAAACCAAAGTTACCATAACCATTTGAACCGTTGAGCGAACGTATTTCTGAACCGTTTGCAGCATAATATGCAACATGGCAATAGTATGTAAACATACTAACCATCTCAGAAAACGCACCGTTATTAGTTACAAGTCCGTATGCTAAGTCGTTAATTTGTGTAAAGTCGTTACCGAGTATACTTCTGTTACCTGCACTTTGTAAGAATATGTCTTGTATAACATCATCTTGATCGTGGCCTACATCACCTATATCATCGGCACCTACAAAGTTCCAACCGTTACCACTATTTGAACCTGGATCAAGATATATAACTGCTCTACCTAAGGCACTGTCATAGTTTGATATAGCGTTAACTTGGTAACGCTGGCCTTTGTAGTAGAACGGCGCAGGCAGTTCGGGTAATCTTAATTTAAGGCCTTGTGCTTGGCCACCAACATCTTGACTTTCAACATACAGAGTTAATGCATTTAGTCCTATTGAACCGTTTGCATCGGTATAGCTGCCTGAACTTTGTTGTACACGCATTGGTATATTACCAGCAAACGCATCAACATACATACCACCACGGAATGCTTTCTTATTTTCACTTCTTGAGAAACTTGATGCTGTTTGGATATATGGAGATTTAGTTAGAATTTGACCTTCTGGATCAAGGACACACATAAATCCGCCGTGACCTTGTACAGTAACATTTCTAATAATAGTTGCGTCATCCATCAAGAACACATCCATCTCGTCATTTCGCTTAGGTGGATTATAATTTACATCAAATGCAAATACAACTACGTTAACTAGCTCGCCAACTACACTAACACTACTAATAACTGGTGCCCACAGCAGTGTATTTGTTAATTGTCCAAATGTTGCACTTAGATTATCAGTATTTTCGTCGCCGGCTACTGATTTGTGAGTTCTTAATGCTCTGTAATATAGCGTTCCTTTTTTAACAAATGCTCCTTGCAGGTAGCTAACACCTGCAGCCCAATCTGGTTCAGCTTTTCCTAAACTTATATCTGGATCATAATCTGTGCCTGCATTTTTAGTTGGAGCTACTCCTACTAACAAAGATCCTAGTAGTGTACTAATATGTCCAATTGCTGCTGCTGTTTCTGTTTCTTGTCCTGCGACAGCGCCTGCGTAGTATTCGCCTTGATTTTCTAAAGCAAACTCTTTTCCGCCTGCTATAAGATCTTTAACAATACCGTCTACAATATATCCAGTATCTCTACGGTAGGTTGTTTCGTTATAAACCAGCGAAGGATACGTAGTTTCAATAAAATAAATTACCTCATCTTGTATAAATTCTTTGTTACTTTTGACAATTTCACTAGCAGCAAGATATTTTCCTAGATTAGTAAATGTTGCTCCGACATTTGATGGCTTAGTATTATCAGTAAGGTAGTGTCGACCAAAATAACCTTGTGTTGCACCAGTTTGGTTAACAAATGGTGTGCCGGTTGTTGTTACAGTTAATCCGTCAAATGTTGCATCTCTATAAAAATATGTATCAGCATACACACTTTGAGACTGTCTGCGCTTCGGACGAATAATTACTCGTCTAAATTCGTCACCTTTTAGTGATATGTTTTTACTAATTCTGATCGGAAAGTCTTCTTCGTAAATACCTGTTTCAACTCTGATAAGAACCTGTTTAGCTTTAACATAATTACCTAATTCAATTTCTTCACCTGTATCAAACTCTATAGGTGATAATAATTGCATAAAGAAGGTAGTTGAGGCAGTATCTTGTGTATACGTAACAATACGTCCAATTGCTGCTGTGCGTTTACCTCTTAACACTTTACCAGGTATAGCATCAACATTGCCGGTTGATGTTTGATCTAATTCACCAGCAGTACTATTTGTAAGTTCAAGAGCATATCTATTACCAAATGCAACGTCTGCCGCTGTAGGTGAGTCAATACCATTAGTAATGATATTTCTTAACAATCCTACATTTGCAGTAATTGATGCTGCTCCGTTTGGCTCAGCTCCGCCAGCACTGCCATCCCATACAGTTGTTTGACTTATGTCTTGTGCAAATTTAGTTTGATATCTCAGTCCAATATTACCACTTACAAACGGAGTATATGCACTATTATCAAAGTTAGTTATTAGGTTAAAGTCTGCATACAATTCAAAACTACTCGCATCAACAACTTTTACATATGCAAATTCACCTTCAATTTCTGTCATGCCTGAGATAGTATCAAACACTACAATATTTCCATCTTGTAATCCGTGATTAGTAGTAGTAGTAACTAGTGAAGGAACATCTCCAGCCTTGCGAACTATGCTTTGTATAGTCTTTTGATTGTACAATGTATTTTGTAGAATAGAACTAGTAATTAATGTTCCCAGGAATGCAAAACTATCACTAGTTTGTTCTAATTGTGAACTAACAGCAATTCTACCACTTACACTTGAGTAGTAGCGCTCAGCCGCTGTCCTTGATAGATAGTTAGCGTTGTTACCACGTTCAGCATCAATTCTAAGACTATCAATAATTAGCCCTAAATCTCTTTCGCATGTAGCAACAGTATAAACAAAATTTGGATAAGTGTAAGCAAGATATCCAGATACTTCTGAAATTAGATATTTTTTGTTTAGTCTTAGCGTTGCACTTGTAATTATATTTACACCGTTTTCCACACCTGAACTAATTGTTACAGCAGGAGTAGTGAATGCCGAATGTGTTAATGTTTGGAAATATGGTCCAGGTTCTTCTGGTGCAGTTCTAATTAATTCTGCTGCTCTACGTGCAGCGGCATTAATAGTTCTAAATGCATATGTTGACGATGTACCTTCTTTACCATTGGGAACACCTTGCATAGTATCATCACCAATGGTACTAACATTTAATACTTCTGGACTTGAGTATGCAGTGTTATCTACATAATACTTTGTTGCTGCTTGTAGGTCTTCTGGACCATTGGGCGCACCATCACCGGCTAAGTCGCCCGGATGATCATGTAAAAACAACGCCCCGGTCATAGTATCACCTTGACGTCTAGTGATACTAGTTCTAGGCATTGCAACATCTGCTAAGAAGTTTCCTGTTAGCGTAACATCGTACCCTGCATCTACAACTGTGTGTAAATCACTTACTGCAATAGTTCCTGATATACTGAGTTTGTTAGTTGCAGCTTCTAACGTATTTTCTGTAGAAGCTTGCTCTGCTGTAGCATATAGAGCAAGTTGATCATCATTTACATAACGTATGTAGTAAGTTACACCGCTTGTGAGATTGTTAGGATCAGTATTTTCTGCATTAAAAATAAACCCAGTACCGTTAGCACCACTATCATAACCGTGACCTGATATAAACAGGTTTCCGTCTATGTAGTTTGTAATTGTTAATGTATATTGTGTATTTGTTGCTGGCTCTGCTGCAACACGCACAGGCAAGCCACTAGTGATATAACGTCTATCTGCGTAACCTTTAGTAATAACTAAATCATCAATAGTGTAATTAGTAGTTCTTCCTAGTTGCGAATTAAGTGCAGTTGCAGCACTTTCTGAAACAGCAACACCGCCGATAGCAAAGTTTGCAGCTGAAAGATGATTGCCTAGTGTAGGATTAACGTTGTCATCAACAAGAGCACTAAATGTTGTTGATAATATAATTTTTCCTGGAACACTAACTACATCAACTGCGATACTATCAGTTGCATTTACATCAAGGTCGCTGTTACTACCAATAGTACTGTATATAATTCCAGTACCTGCACTATTTGTTGTGATAATTTGCCCTGATTCAATAGTGTTTGGAGTATCACCTAGTGTAGTAAATCCAATCTGGCCACCTTGACCAAATACTGCGTAAATCTCTTGGAAGTTTTCATTTACTTTGCGAAACGACTCACGAATACTATCGCCTGTGCCGTCATTACCTTCTACACCAATGTTTACATCTTGTTTTGCCATTTTATGCTCCGTTAAATTGCTGGCTGAGCCAGTTTATCCATATGTATGTATTTATTATTTAATTTTATAATCTTAATGTAAATATAGTTATGTTTATAAAAGAATTTAAAGAAGAAACTTGGCACATTCGTAAGAGCAAATTAGGAACAGAGCATCCTTATACTCGCATATGTACCTATGCTGTATTTAGGTGTGATAGTTGTGATATAGAATTTGTGCGTCCGAGAGGAAGTATGAATCCTAAGAGATTAAGTAATAACTACTTTCACGTATGTAATACCTGCGATAGTAAGAAATTTGCCCAAAGAAAGGGTGTAGAACGCAAGCAAGTTTGGAATATGAGTGCTAGCAGTTCTAGACCAATTGGGAAACTTTAGTCTTCTTTTTTCCAAAGAGTCCAAGCGCCGTAGCCAATAGCAGCATATGCTACTAAACTAGCAATTGGTTTAAAAATGCAATGCCGGCACCAATTAATATAGCACCGTCAAGTGTAGTACGTTCTTTAAGTCTAGCAGTAATCCATTTTTGTAACATGTTATTCTCCTTGTTATTTCTTCAAGCCGTCTGTTGTTACGTTAGCAACAGTTTTCATAGATTTTAGCGGAACAGGTAACGATGTGTCTGGTTTTACTAGACTTCGAATAGGAGTAGCACGTTGACCTAGATCGTGTCGAATACCGACTATTTTATCAAGTACTAACTTTCCTGAATAACCCGAACTATTATTTCTTGCCATTTTTGTATCTCCCATTGCAAGTATTTATTAAATATTACTCCTAAGGAGAAAATATCATGATTAATTGGATTAAAAATCTATTCACAGGAACTGTAGTTCCTACCCCAGTTGTTGAAGAGCCAGTTGTTGAAGAGCCAGTTGTTGAAACTCTAGTTACCGAGACACCCTTGACCCCGCAAGCAGCTTGGCCGTTTCCAACTGACTCAGGGTTTATTGCAGTAGAAGGTATGGGCGTAATTAAAGTAGCTAAACCAAAAACAGCAGACGTAAAAAAAGCAGCACCAAAGACTGCTTCTAAAAAGCCTGCTGCAATTAAACCAACTGCGCCTAAAAAATCTAGACGTAAGCCTAAGAAGGTCTAATCATACCCTTTAACTGTTCAATTGCAGTTTCACAGCGAGTTAGCTTACGTTCTAGGACGGTTATAGCTGCTCGCTGTTTTCTTGACTGCTCTTCCAAACTCTGCACATAGCGTTGTGTAGGAATCTGTTGTTCCATACCATTCTCAGCTATCATAGTAAAGTGATCACCGCCTTGTGCTTTCAAGCCGCCGCTAACACGATTAGGATTCTTATCAGGTGACTGTGTTAACGCTGATTGTGGCTTGCGCCCGTACATTTGATTTAAGTAGCTCATATTTTATTTACCTCTTTAATTCGTGTAACAGGAATTCTTTGGGATCGCACCAGTAGGTTTCAAAACAGGCTTCTCCTGGCCCTGTTACCATACTTGTTACAACTTCACAACGTTTGAACCAAATATATTTCCCAGATAGATAACACTGTCTAGGTAACAACGAGAGCTTCTGCTCTTGATGTATTCGTCTCTTGTTGAACATCCATTGATCGGGCAAGCCCATGCTTATTTTTTCTGGTATTGGCATAGTTATATAACTCTATTGATGCTAAATTCTTAAATTTACTCTCCGCCATAATATCTGCGTATTCAAGGAACGATAACGCATACTCATTTACAAGAGGATTAGGATATCTGTCGCTATGCGCTCGCAATTTAGCCTTCTTATGTCCTGCTTCTAATAGTGCTGGAAAGTTAGGCATAGTATCGTGTGCAAATCCCTCAGGTAGTGCAGTGTCTCTACTATACGAATAATGTATTGCAGGGCGTACACCTCTCCAAGAATCTACTATGCGTTTAAATCTATCGTCGGTTGGTGAAAGGTACTCTCCTTCACGACACCACGTATGGTGTAAATCAAGTACAAGGGCACAATCGTTGACAAGTTCGAGGCTTGAATCAATGCCCCATTTGTTTTCGTCGTTTTCGATTGTGATGCAGTTTCTTGCTTCAGGTGAAAGTCGGCGTAACGCTTGTCGGATACCCTCGGGGCCTTTTCGACCGGAGATATGCACGTTGCATTTGAAATCTTGGAAGGTCTTGCCGTAGCCCATCCAGCGTACCATATCTGCATGATATTCAAACTCCTCTATACTCCGCTCTACTATGCCAGCGTCATCACTAGCAAGTACAGTAAACTGGCCAGGATGCATAGACAAACGTACATCAAGCCTACGAGCAGTCTCGCCCACCTTGGCAAACTCTCTTTCACAATAGGCCCTAACGTCTGGTAGTCTCCAATAGTACCGCCAATCCTGCTGAGTGTAAACAGGAAGACAATCGCTGCCGAGTCTAACCATTCTAAGACCTTCAGGTAAGCTACCAACATATTCAATTAATCTCCCGTAAGCTGCAATGTTGTGTTGCATAATATCCCACAACCGTTGCTCTGCAACTTCTTTAGTTTGACGGTTAAGCCATTGTACAGTAGTTGACTTAGTATTTAGTGGCCGCTGAATTTCTTCTAGAAGTTTTTTAGGTTGAGTTTGATCTGGGTGCATGTATTTGCATGCGAATCCTATACGTTTAATAGTCGAATTTGTCATATTTTTTGCCTTGTGCCTTAAGTTCTTGCCAATTAGTAGGATATCTATAATCACCGTTTAGCAAATGTGTGCCTGAATTGTGTAGTGCGTATTGCCAGCTTGCCCACCAACCGTATTTTGGGCTCAGCTTTTTATACCATCTTACAAATAGTATAACACGCTTTTTAATGTTTGTCAACCTACAAACGCCCGCTCTTGCACAAACGTACCTTGTGTCTTTTTACTGCCTTCACAAAATCCTAATGTACTAAAATGTTCTTTTAGGTCGTTGTTAAATCCTATACTGCCACACAACATCACACGTTGAAAAGACGGATCGTCAATCTTAACAGTCCCGTCCTCCATAAATTTTTGAATACGTCCTTTTAGTTTGGCATCTTCTTGTGTCACTGTGCTAATATATTTAATAGGCATTTCGTTTAAAAAGTCTCTGTAACAATCTTGTTCGGCATTTAATCTAGTTGTCCATGTCACTGTTATGTTTTCAAACAAGTCGTATGTTTCAGGATCACGCAGTATACTAATAAACGGAGCAATGCCTGTGCCACTTGCCATCATTACTAAGTGCCCGCCTAGTTCTAAGTTAGCAAGCAATAATGTGCCAGTTGGTTTCTCTCCCACTTCTAGCATATCGCCTACTTGTATATTTTGTAACTTGCTAGTAAGTGGGCCATTTGGTACTTTGATACTGTAAAATTCAATCCAGTCATCGTACGGTCCGCTTGATATACTGTATGCCCGTTTAGGTGTACCTTCCATACTTATCATTACAAACTCACCTGCTGTAAATCTGTATGTTGACGGCCGTTCAACACGTATTCTAAACAGTGTGTCTGTGTAGTGTTTAACATCAATTACGCCCAGTAGCATACTATCTCCAATTGTCTACCACCCATGAATCTTCGCAATTATGTGGTTGAGGATCTCCGTGGAATACTGCTATGCAACATTCTACTCTTGGAGTAACATTTTCAATTGTTTTCAATATACGATTGCCTTTTGTTCCGCCTGGCGAAAATTCTTTTGTTTTTCGAACTTCCCATTTCCAACTTAATATCCAACTATCTGGATAAAGCATTGCTTGCTGACTTCTAGTTGCTTCGTACAGCCAATCCTGATCACCAAACAGTCTACGCTGAATGTTGACTCTGTCTTTATCAAATTCTTCCCAAACATGACTTAATTGTCCAGTTTTAAATCGTATAACACTGCTGTTATATTTTGGCCATTTAGGCCGCATTGCTCTAGTAAAGTCTCGTATTGTACACCAATGGTTTGGTTGATAGGTAAACAGTTTATCTATATTACTTGCAATTACAACATCTAGATCAATGTAAAGTATAGTACCCTTTATTGGGAGATCATTTGAAAACATGTAGGGCTTGTACCACCAGCCTGATAATCCCTTGGGCAATGATATTACTTTTATATTTGAATCTAATCCGTTTGCATCTTCAGTCATGCACACAAATTCGTAATCTATTCTACAATTACGTTTAACCATATTGTACAAACGATTAACATAATCAGCAGAATACTTTGTGCCATGTTTTAAGCATAGCACAAAGAATTTATTTTCTGTTACCGGAGCAGGAACTGTAACAATTTCAACAGGAATAGATTGATGTTTAGCTTCTTTTTCCTGCTTACGTTGTTCTTTTATTCTGCGCCATTCCTCTTTGGAATATTGACTCTTGTCAATCTTAGCCATTTGCAAATAATATCTTTTGAACTTCAAAAGGTGTGTAGATTGCTGAGTTAGCACCATGCTCTGAACACTCTGCTGATTCACACCAGCAACGTCCGCCGGACATTTCTTTAACCAGTGCATCTGCAAAACGCCATGCATGTTCTGCAAACTTTTCTACACCAACGCCGTCCATTACTACAACCTCTGCTAAACCCATGTTTTCAAGTTCAGCAAATTTGTACAAGAACGGATCTTCACGATCAATTACAGTCTTGTGATCAAAACTATTTTCAAGCCAAGCCTTCAAAGGTTTTAGCCCGCCAAAGTCTACTGCCCAGTTTTTGTTATCTAATTCTTTACAACCAAATGTAAATTTAAATGCCAAACTGTAGCCGTGTAGCAAATGACAGTGTGAATGTTCTGCGTTAGGTTGACGGAACACTGCACTAAGCCCAATTTGATGCCCGTATGTTTTTGTCGAATAGTAAGCCATTGTATACTCCTAGGTTAATGGAGTGTGCGGAATATTTATAGAGGGAACGAACAC